GTTTCCCAGTCACGATCATCACGAAACCCGGTGACGTTTGGATACTCGGCAAGCATCGGTTGATGTGTGGGGATAGCACCAGCATTCATGCGGTGGAGAAGTTGATGGATGGCGCGAAAGCAGACTTTTGTTTTACGTCTCCACCTTATGGGCAGCAGCGAGAATATAAAAAATCAATAGATGATTGGGACGCTATGATGAATGGCGTTTATTCAGTGCTCCCTGTTAAAGACGGTGCGCAAGTTCTTGTTAATCTGGGCCTCATTCATTCTAATAAAGAATGGCAACCATACTGGGACAAATGGATTGATTTCATGCGTTCTGCAGGTTGGCTTCGCTTCGGCTTGTATGTGTGGGATCAAGGCGCGGGGATGATGGGCGACCATCAGGGGAGGTTAGCGCCTAGCTTCGAGCTGATATTCCATTTTTGCAAAGAGAACAAGCGAGCGCACAAAACAGCAATATCAAAGCTTGCTGGTAAAATAACGTCAGATAAGGGACAGCGTGGCAAAGACGGTGTAATAAAACAACGCACTGGAGCGGGGATGCCAATTCAAGACACAAAAGTAAGAGATGGCGTTATCCGCGTTAATAGGCAGTTATCCATTGCTAAAGCGGGGGGGCATCCTGCGCCATTCCCCGTTGAGTTATGCAAGGAATTGTCGCTCCCATGGGTAAAGCGTGGCGACATTTGCTTTGAGCCATTCGCAGGATCAGGCACACAGATCATTAACTGCGAGCAAGAGGAATTTATATTTCGTGGTATGGAGTTAGCGCCTGAGTATTGCGATGTAGCAGTTAAACGCTGGCAAAACTTCACTGGAGAGACAGCAGTTTTGGAGGATAGTGGCGAAAACTTCCCCACTCAGGTCGAAGATGCCGCGTAGTTTTTATGATACCCATGACATAAAGAAGCCCATAGTTTACGGGATAGTCCCTATTGGTGGCGGCGATCCTGTTTATATTGGCATGACAAAGAATCCGACGACTCGGATGGACAATTATCGGAACATCGTCAGATGCAGGAATAAGCGTCTAGCTAATTGGCTGAGTAAAAACAAAGCTGGATTTGTCATTCTATACGAGGGCAAAGACTATAAGCGAAAAGAGGCTGATTTAATCAGGGAAAATCATCAATCCCTTTTCAATCTTGTGCGCGGTGGTGACCAAAATTGGCGCACGCACAGACGTAAACCTTGGATGGCAAAGACTGGCATTCGGTGTCCAAGTGATGCAGCCATAAGAATCATCGGGCCAGACAGCAGAACGCCTGAATATAAGGACTGGCGAAGCGGCCTCTCTGACGCTGAGCGATGCTTGCATGAATTGACAATAGCGCACCAATTAAAATGGCATGCCGGATTTATGCAAGTCTTTGAAAAATGGTCTAAATATGCAGGTGACGCGGTAATCAAAACTCTGGAGGAGTGGAGATTTTCCCCACTAACAAAAAGCCAATGAATAAAAAAGTCACAAAGCCGCCATTTAAGCCAACCGACGATGAACGCAAACTGGTTGAGCAGATGAGCGCGGTAGGCATTCCTCAAGAAAGCATCTGCCTCGTTATTCGTGATGGGATTGACGACAAGACGCTCCGCAAGCATTTCCGCAGGGAGTTAGACACGGCTGCGGTCAAGGCAAACGCCAAGATTGGCGGCACGTTATACAACAAGGCAATCAACGGCGACACGACCGCAGCTATATGGTGGTCAAAGTCTCGTATGGGATGGAAGGAAACCAAAGTTGAGGAACAGACCGGCAAAGACGGCGGGCCAATAGAAAACAAATGGACAGTAGAATTTATCAATGCCACACCTGAAGGTGAACAAAAAGCTTGAGCGGTTTCTAACTACGCCAAAACCAATCAAAGTAGCAATCGGTGGCCGGGGCTCAGGCAAGTCCATTGGCATCGTGGACATGCTGACGTTCCTGATGGATACCAAGGGTTACGACATCTACTGCCTGCGAGAGTTCCAAGACAGTGTAGCTGATAGTGTCCACAGGGTGTTTAAGAGCAGCATAGAGGAGCGTCTTAAACTCGATGGCTGGGATATTCAGGAAAAAACAGTGATATCGCCTGACGGGGCTAAAACCAGGTACAAGGGCGCAAACAGAAACCCTGACAGCATGCAGTCCGCTCAGAACTATCTGCGTAGTTTTTTTGAAGAGGCGCACAGGGCGTCGAAGGATAGCTTGGATAAGCTCCTACCAACAATCATCAGAAATCCGGGCGCGGAGTGCTGGTTCGCAGGCAACCCCCAGTCCAGTGCTGATGCATTTAGCCAGCGGTTTATCATGCCGTATATGCAAGAGCTAGAGCGTGATGGATATTACGAGGATGATTTACATCTGATCGTCGTGGTAAACTGGCGTGATAACCCGTGGTGGAATGCAGAACAGGAGAAACTTCGCCAATGGGATTATGACAACAGGCCACGCGCTGAGTACGATTGGATTTGGGAAGGCAAGTTCAATGACACCGTTGATAATTCTATTATTAAGCCTGAATGGTTTGATGCTTGCCTTGATCTTCACAAACAGGATCGCTTCGCAGGCTCGTTCGTCCCGACTGGTGGACGCTACGTGGCGCTTGATCCATTTGACGATGGCGGGGATGCTGCTGGTTTGGTGCTTCGCCACGGTTCAATCATTGAGTACGTGAAAGAAAAGACTGAAGGCGAGATCGATGAGGTGTGCGACTGGGGTATTGATGAGGCTCTCAGGTTGCAGGCCGATTGGTTTATTTGGGACGGTGACGGAATGGGGACAGGGCTGAAGGGGCAGATACGCAATAGGCTGGATGGCTCGCGGCTTCGATATCACATGTTCCGTGGATCATTGTCTGGTTCTGGTCAAGACAGGGCAAAGGAAGTCTACACTCCAATCGGAGAGAAGGACCATTCGGCAGACAACCGCAGCGCTGAAGACATGAGACAGCCCAAGACATACGCGGACACGTTCAAGAACAATCGGGCGCAGTATTATAAAACGCTGGCAGATCGTATGTTTAATTCATGGAAAGCAGCAGAGCGTGGCGAGTACATAGACCCGGACCATATGATATCGATTGACACTGATGGCGTTGATAACATTCAGAAGTTTCGCTCTGAGGTGTGCCGAATACCTACTAGACCGAATGGCAACGGTCTGATACAAATATGCTCTAAGATGGAGATGGCTAAGATGACACCGCCTATCGCGTCTCCAAACCTAGCCGACGCTGCAATGATGGCAATGTGTGCGCCTACTGCGGTAGAGTTTGATGATTACAAGCCCCGGCGTAGTCGAGGGCAGACACGCAGTTGGATGACAGCTTAATGGAAGACAATCCCAAGGAAGATATCGTTGAGCGGGTGAAGGCCGACATCAAGAAGGGTCGGAGCTTTAGCCGTGAGTGGCGTAGCAATGCTGTCGAGGACTATGGGTTTGTTGATGGGGCTGGTCAGTGGTCGGACGAAGAGAAGCAATTCTTGCAAGACCAGTTACGACCAGAGGTGACGTTCAACAGAGTTGGGCCTGTCATTGATGTGATCTGCGGTGAAGAGATCGCGACACGCCAAGAGGTTCGATTCATTCCAAGAGAGCAGGGCGATGTAGGCGTCAACGAAGTTTACACTGCTGCTGCGGACTGGGTGCGAGACCAGTGCGATGCAGAAGACGAGGAGAGCGATGCATTCCGTGACGCTGTTATCTGTGGCATGGGCTGGACAGAGACGCGCATGGACTATGAAGAAGACCTAGAGGGGATGGTCTTCATTGAGCGTGTTGATCCTGTCGAGATGTATTGGGACAATGCAGCAAAGAAGCAGAACTTGCGTGATGCTCGATGGCTGGCACGGGTCAAGAAGTTTGACCTCGATGACCTGAAGTCTTTATTCCCCGACAAGGCTGATGAGCTATCAGGTCCGTCCGATATATGGGCAGATGATGACAGCCACACAAATCCCCATCACACAGTGTCTGGCGACCAATACGACAGCGACCAAGGCGAGACGGGCTTCGATGACGACAGTTTGATCGAGGTTGTCGAATATCAGTATTACGAATATGAGGATGTTTACCGCATCCAAGTCCCGCAAGAGATACAGGCTATGTTGGCGCAGGCTGGCATGAAGGTGGGTGCTAACGAGATCGTTAAGCCGAAGACCCACGAGAAGATCAAGAAGAAGGCCGAAGAGTTTGGCATTGAGTTCAAATCAGTAAAGCAAAAGCGCAAGAAGTTTATGCGTGCGTTCCTCGCTGGTGAGACAGTGCTGGAGCATGAAGCGATTCCTTGCGAAGAATTTACGCTGAAGTGCATCACAGGGCGACGAGACCGCAACTCAAACACTTGGTATGGTTTTGTCCGTGCGATGAAAGACCCGCAGCGCTGGGCTAACAAGTGGCTATCTCAGGTTATGCATATCATCAACAGCAACGCCAAGGGCGGCTTGATGGCAGAGAAGGATGCATTCGACAACCCACGTAAAGCAGAAGAGGAATGGGCAGACCCTCAGTCGATCACGTTCCTGATGCCGGGAGGACTTCAAAAGGTATTGCCGAAGCCGCCAATCACTTACCCTGCTGGCTTGGACAAGCTGATGGAGTTCGCTGTATCGAGTATCCGTGACGTTTCAGGCGTCAGTGTGGAGATGCTTGGCATGCGTGAGGGCAATCAGCCAGGAGTTCTTGAGTATCAGCGTAAGCAGGCGGGGCTACGCATTCTGGCGAGCATGTTCAATGCGCTTCGTCGGTATCGCAAGGAACAGGGCAGGCTGCTGCTGTCGTTCATTGAGGAGTATTTGACTGACGGGCGGTTGATCCGTGTTGTTGGTGATGCTGGCGTTCAGTACGTGCCTTTGATCAGGCAAGAAGGTGTTTCTACCTACGATGTCGTTGTTGATGACGCTCCGACCAGCCCTAACCAGAAAGACAAGGTGTTCAGCATCCTGTCGTCTTTGATTCCGCAGCTTATCAGTGCAGGCATTCCAGTGCCGCCTGATGTCATCGACTACACCCCGCTACCGGACAACTTGATCCAGAAGTGGAAAACGCTGCTGACAGAGAACCAAGAGGCAGGCATCAGTGCTGAAGAGGGCGCTATGATGCAGCAGAACATTCAGTACCTTCAGATGGAGAACCAGAAGTTACGCGCAGATCAGGAAAGCAAGATCATGAAGGCGCAGCTTGATGCCCAGTTGAAGCGTGAAGAGATACAGGCTCGCATGGAAGAGGAATCGATGTCTCTGGCCCAGAAGCGAGATCTTGCCATGCAAGAGATGAATCTGAAGCGCGAGATTGCAGAGTACGACATCACACTGGAACGTATGAAGCTAGAAGCCAACTCAGACCTGAGGCTCAGAGAGCAGCTATCCAAGGAAGCGCTTGAGCAAGAGAAGGTCGAGATTGACAGAGAGGATCGGCAGGCCCAGCGCCGCCGCCTGATCGTGACTGGGAAAC